CCTTCTTGATCGCAACGGCGAGAATGTACGGTCGATCCGGCGTGAGCCTGCCGAGAGTGCCGTCGAAGTCTGCGAGCCTCTGGCGGATATTGAACGTCGATCCTGTCACCGCGAGTTTGATCGCGCTCGATCCTCGGAAGACATTCGCCGCCGTCGTCTCCGTGAGAAACTCCGTGCCTGCCGCTCCGCTCACGACCGTGAAGCGATCAGAAAGATTCGAGGTCTGATCCTCAAAGTCGGAATTGTGGAGGATGTTCTGTCCAGGAATGCCGTTGTCGACGCTTGCGCAAGCAGTCGTCAAACGCATGAGCGTTCCGCTTCCACCGGGGAATCGGTAGTCAAGGCCTTGATACGAAGGCTGACCGCGAATTTCGAAGATCTCAGATCCTCGCGAGATCGCGCCGGACGTTGCGTCTTGAATGCATCGCGCTTCAAGAACTTCCGTGCGAATGTTCGGCCAGTCGGCAGTCGAGCCGAGCAGAATGTTCGGAGCCTCGAATAAATAGTAGAACTTGCCGTTGCCGTTGTTCGATCCGCCAACGGACAGACTCGACTTCGTGATCGTCGTTCCGTCGATTGATTGAATGTCGACATCCATCTGACGAATCAGCCAGATCAGAGCGTCTCGGATGTCCTTTCGAACCATTGTGTTCGTTGCACCTACTGCCGTCGCCTCATCGAAGCACATCTCAAGAATCGTTCGCTCTGCCGCCGCGCGAACGTCGTTCAGTACGTTTCCCGCTTCCGCGATTCGCGCTTCGATATTGCCGGAGAGAACGTCGATCATCCAAGCATCGGTCGATGAGTACTCAAGTTGCACGTTCGCAAGAAGCGTCTTCAGATTGTTCTGATGCGCTCGAACTTGATCCATCATGTAGACAAGCGCACCGAGTCGCGGGAAGAGTCCGTCCGTGCCTGTGTAGGTAAATGACATTGCTATTTCTCCTTCGGAGTATCGGAGAATGGAACTGCCGCGTTCAGCGCGGCGCGACGTGCGGCGCATCCTCCACAACCGCCAGTCACAGTATCGACGGCCTTCGCGATTCCCGTCGCCGTCGTGATTGAGTGAACTACGTCGCCAAGGCCTCGCGGCCTGCCTCGATACCTTGAGCAACTCGCGCACTTCTCTGCGCTCGTCGATCCAAAGATCTCCGGATGAGAACACTCAAGCGGATTGATCTCGTATCTACACGATGGAGGCTGTGAAGATTCCGAATTTTTCATAGGTGATGATCGTCGGAACTTCTCCGTTTGCTTCGCAGACGAATCCCGCTCCCTGCTGACAAACTCTTCCATACTCTGACTCAAGCGAAGCGCATCCGCTCGCGTTGTAGTTTGGGCCGAATCCTCCGCTGCTGCATGGATTGCCGAAATCGCACCGATTCGGCGGAGAGATATCTGTACATGTTGGAGGGATCGTTGTAGATCCGATGATGACTAGAGGAGTTACGGTTGAAGTTCCATTCTCCCAAATTGAATTCGAGAATGAGTTCACGGTGATGCATCCATCAGGAGTCGAGATCAAAGGAAGAACGTATCTATTCGATGTGCCTCCTCCTTGTCCCGTCGATGGAGTTCCCTGCTCGTTGTAGTTCGTCACGGTTGTCGTGAAACTTCCAAAGCCTCCGACCGTGAAGCCTCCATGCTTTGGATCGTTTGGAAAGTTGCAACTACACGTTTGGCATGATCCGATCAGATTCGCCCATTGCGATGATGTCGTCGCAATCGATCCGCTTCCATTTGTCAGGCTCTCCTGAAATAGATATGTGCTTCCGCATGGCTGACAGTTCGGATTCGTGAAGAATCTCCGATATCGGTTGCGGTTGTAGTAGGTGAACTGGCTTGGGCCTACGTGCGAATACAGAAGAGGATTCGAAGTCAGAGGAGGAGCCGTCGATCTTTTTTGATACGTCGCGAATCCTGAGAGCGTCGTGATCCTCTCTTCGAATACCTGCTGTCCTGAAATTGAAGTACCGACGATTCGAGTCGTTAGGCCGATTTCATAAGTCAGGCGGAATCTCGCGATCGAGCATTGCCAAATCGAAAGGCAACTCGTCGGAATCGGAGCATCACAGCAGCAGACGGCACTCGCCGCGTCGACGCTCACTCTTCGACTCCGTGGATCTGGATGACGATCGCGCTCGCCGTGTCCGATCGAATAGCGATCCGATCTCCGGCGTTTAGATATCGAATCGAGTCATCGAGAATGGTGGCATTGCCTCGAAGCGGATTGTCGTAGTACACAGCATTCGAAGACGCGATGGATTCATTCGCGCCGACAACGTGGAATCGGAAAGTCGCCGTCGTCGTGGCGACATTGCAAACGCTCATCGACTCGATGCGAAGCGTCTTTCCTGCCGGAACTTCATAGACGACGAGAGTCGATGTCTTCGCGAGCGCGGAGACAATTCGCCTTCGTGCGCTGAAGCGAGTCAAAGCGTTGATCGTTGTATCGAATGCGCTCATGTGCAGACAAACTCGTATCCGTTTGGAATTGAGAAGACATAATCAGTCCCGGCGAGAAGGCACAAAACGATTGTGTCATTCTTGATCGCTTTGCGGCTTGCCGTCGCGCCAGTCGGATAGATCGTTCCAACTCCGATGTTTCGATTCGCGACGACATCGGTCGGCTCTTCACAACCGTTCAACGCTTGAAAGGAGCCTGCGCCTGCGGATGTGTACGTTCCCTGAGAGAAGTTGTTGACGACGACTTCCGTCAAGTTATAGATCCACTTCGAGGAAGTTCCGATCTGCGCCGATGATGAAATCTTTCCGAGCCGGACGGATGCCGGAGATGAACACTCTCGGAAATAGAGTTTCCCATTCGCGGCAATGTGACCAAGCACCGGAACAATCGCGCCAACTGGAGGACAAGGGAAGACAATCGGTGCGCTGAAGGCATCTCCGCTGAGCGTCGAAGTCACGCCTCCAGATACGGGGACGTATGAATTCGAACCGACAGTCGAGAGAGCGACTTCTCTGAAACTTCCTCTGACTGCTCCGGCTGAGCCGTTTCGAGCAAGCACTTCAACAAGGATCACTCGGCCAAGAACTGGCCCGGATGCCGCGACAAGCGCAGGATTCCCATCCAGTCTCTCGATGCGCTCGAACGCCTCGTTGAGATGATGGAATTCGAGTTTTCCGACTTGGCCTGCGGTGAACTTTGGAAGCGTCATCAGTCCGCCAGAATGTAGTATTGAAGCGCGACGCTCGCCGTATTGGCTCTGGCTGTCGGGGTGTTTGTTCCGAGCCTACAGATCGCGGCCTCTCCTGCTTTCAACTTCAGGAACGCGACAAACGATCCACCAGTTCCAGTTCCGATCTCGACGAAGTTCGTCGGGCCTGTGTTCTTGAAGTACGCATAGCCTGCGGATGAGACGCTTCCCATCGCGAGCGCGGCGGCTGTCGTCGTCACGGTTGCCGCGCCACCGACTGCCGTCGTTCCCGTGAGATCGACGAAGAGCGTTCCGGGATTCTCCGTGTGATTGAGATCTCCCTTGAGAGTTGAGATCTTGAGATTGACCGTGATCTCGCGAGCCATTAGAAATTCTCCGAAAGAAGATTGAAGTCTGCGAAGTTCGGGAAAGGCTGAACGAGATCGACGTTGCCTGCTCTGAAGATTCCTTGAGCGTCTGCGACTGGCTCGACAATGCCGAGTTGATTTCGCCTCGGGCTTTGGATCATGTGCAGGAACTCGTCCTGTCGAAACTTGTGCGTGATCGAGAACTTCTCAAGGCCGATCCGCGATGCATTCGCGCCGAGATACAGAACTTGCCCGATCGGTGCGCCTTGGAAGATCGTCGAATTGCGACGGCCTCGCGCCTGCCGAATCTTCAAAGATCGCTCGGGGAAACTCGCCGCAGAGACGGTTTCTGTGATCGTGATATCACTCATGCGAACGAGAATCGAAAGAGGCACTCCGGCCTTGTCGATCGGAGTTCCTCCGCAATCGAGGCCCGTCTGCGTTCCATTCGCGGGAATCGTTGGGCCTGTTCGCCACGCATCGCGAAACTCAGAAGCGTAGTCGATCGTAATCTGGACGTAGCCTTCTTCGTTTGGAAGTTTGTCTCCCGGCTCCGAGTTCTCGTAGGTGAATTGCACTTCCCACACGTTGCGCGATTCTGGAATGTGCTTGATCGAGAACGCCGTCGCGAAGATCAATTTCTCATCGGGAAACTCTTCGCGGATGTCCGGCAACTCGACTCCGAAATGATCCTTGACCATCTTCGGAGATGTGAGCGGCGCGGCATCGTCCCAACAACGGAAAGTTCGGCTCGCGCTGACGCGGCCTCCGCTGTCGCTGAATCCTCGCGTTTCCTGCAACTCGACAAACTCGAAAGCCATCAGACGAATCCTCCACCAGTTCCAGAGTTCGCGACGAGCGTCTCGATGCCTCGAACCATGCGCTCATCGTTGCGCCGCTTGTCGTTGTCCGGATACGCATCGAAGCGGAAAGTACCGAGCGCAGTATTCGCGCCGGTGATGCCTGCGGCCTGCGACGTGATCCGCTCTTCTTCGAGGCGCGTAGCCTCCGCAAATCGTCGCTCCTGATCGGCGTTTGCTTTCTCGCGAGCGCGAGCGGCCTCCTGATCGGCCTTCTCCTGCTCACGTTGCGCCTTCGCGATGGCATCGGCCTCGGCCTTCGCGATCTCATCTGCCGCGCGAGTCTCTTCTGCGATTCGAGCCTCAGCAGCGGCCTTGTCTGCGGCCTTCTGCTTGTCGAGTTTGTCGCGCGTCTCGTCGGCGTTCGATTGGATCTTCGCTTCATACAGTCGACGAATCGCGTCAGCCTGCGCTTCGTTCGCGGCATCGGCGACTCTCAATTCCATTTCAGTCTGGAGACGCTCCTCTTCGTTCAAGCCTCGAAGGAAGATCGCGCGTTCCGCTTGGCCCGTGCGCTCCAACTGGCGCATCTGTGCCTCGAACTCCGCCGCGCCTGCCTCCTGCTCAAGCCCGAACGTCTGGCGAGCCTCGGCTTCCTGTCCCTGCGCGATCTTGCGCTGACGATCCGCGCGAGCCTGCGCGTCTGCGAGTTCCTGCTCGACACGCGCGGCGAACTGCTCGTTCGTCTCCGCGCCGAAGGCATTCATCAGCGACGTACCGATCGCCGTTCCGATTCGGTAGGCCGCGCCGATGATCGGCGTAGACTTCGCGAGGCCATCGAGCGCGGAGCCGATGCCTTCCTCTCCGGCTCGCTCCGCGAAATCCGCAACTCGATCGAGGAGTTGAATCGGATTGAGGAAGCCTTCGATCTTCTTCGTTACGCTTCCTGCGCTCTTCTGAAGCCACGCGCCGAACTTCGACTCGTACTGCTTTGCCGCTCCTTCGGCTGACGCGGCGGCCTTTGACTCTGCCTCGACGAGATCGCGCTCCATTGCGGAGTAGTTCGCTCGCACGTCGATGTAAATGTCGCCGCCTTTCATGTGATGCTCCGCTCCACATATCGTCGAGCCCAGTCGCGCGAATCAGTCGGCGCATCCGTCTTCGATTCGTATCCCTTCAGGCAGAGCAGGAGATGACGATCGAATTCGGCGCACGTGAGATCGAGCGGATTCCCGAGGCCTGCGGCAGTTCGAGCGATGAGATGCGCCTCCGCGAGATAGTCGCGCGGCATCGGCTCGCGCGGAGGCCCGGTCAGTTTCCCGCTTGCTTCTCTTCTCGATCGTCTCCACCGAATCCGAGCGCACGAAGCGCGATCTCCGTCGATCGCTTCGCGTCGACCGAATCCGCGATCAACTCGCCGAACTCGCTCGCGGCGCACAGAACGCGCAGGGAGCCTGCGAGCGTGTAGCAGTCGAGAACTAGGGCCGAAGCGACGACAGCGTCCCTACGGGCCTTCTCGACGGCCTGAAGCGAAACGGGAAGTCCTGCAATCTCTGCCGACTTCCTCGCTTCGCTTGCTCGAATGTCTGCGAGTTCGTTCGTGAGCGCGATACGCTGACGAACAGTCAAAGGCCGAATCGCGACGACGCGACCGTCTGGAAGCGTCTCGTTCCAAGGGTGAACCATTAGTTCCTCTTCTTCGATTTAAGATGTGCAAGAAACTCGTCGCCGTTGGCAACGAGTGATCGATCGGATGCGCGGCGCACGGAATACGAGTCGAGATTCGCAATGCCGATCTCGCTCGCGTTCATCGCGACTTTGACTGCGATTTCCTCATCGAGCCTTCCGGGACTGACTCGGCGCGAGACGATCTTTCCCTGTTTCGTGACAAGCGTCACGATCCAGTCGGCATCTGAAGGCCCGAATATAGGAATGACTTGAGAAGCAGAGATGCTCATCAGATCAGCCAAGTGACAACGGGAGCCGAGCCGTCTGCGTTCTCAAAGTTGACGGTGACGGTTGTGTCGCCAGTCTTCGACGAATTGAACGCAAACGAGGAGAAGACGGCATTCGAAGTGATCTTCGCGTCGCTCGTCGATGTCGTATCGTAAATCGACAGCGTGACCGCCGGACGAGTTGACGTTGTGTCTTGCGACGAGATGAGAATGATTGATGTATTCGTTGAACTCGCGGCGCCTGTCGAATCGATTCCGACAACCGCATTCAGCGAACCAGTCAAATCAAGCATACCGAGACGCTTGCGCTGTCCCGTATCGCCGAAGGCCGTCAGAGTCGAGACTGGACGCTGCAAAGTTGCAGCGTAACTCTGCACCTTGAAGAAGGTTTGTGCGGCCGTATTCGTGCCGATAGTGTACGCGACGTTTCCGTCGTTGCCGATGACGTAGGTATCGATAGGCATGAGGTTTCCTTATGTGTCGTGCGCGATGAAACGCCACCGCTCAATCATCGTCCAACCATCATCCGCGAATGATGGCACACCGCGCTCGATGCGAACGCCTCGAAGCGCGTCAAATCCCGTGACCGTAATCGGAGTCAAGAAGGCTGTCGCCAGCCCATCCGATACGAGATAGATGTCTGTGCCTCCGCGATTGTCATACTGAGTCGCGAACTCGATCTCGACTTCGTGCCGAGTGATCGAGCCAAAGTACGGAGTCGTTCTCACGGTCGCCGTATAGACGAGAAGCGGAAGCCTCGCATCTGCCGGAGCGGAGTTGTAGTAAATGCGCGAAGTCAGTTCAGTCGTCAGCGCGGTCGTCGCGTAGAGCCGACCTTTGATCGCGTCGAGAATTGCCTTGCTCATGGAGTCCTCGCGAATGCTCTTTCAAGTGCAGAGACAATGTCTTTCTTCGAGAACGCCGCAAGCCGAGGGAGGATCTTCCTCACATACGGACGAGGCTTCATCCGGCGAGTTCCGTATTCAAGCATCGGAGCGTATGGCAAATTGCTTCCGAATCGAAGGATGACATCTCGTCCGTCCTCGAAGATGTTCGCGAATCCGTCTGGACGATTGCCGACCGTCTCGACGCTCCACGAAGCGCGGAGGCTTCCTGTCAAGACCGCAGGAGATTGACCGGCGAAAGATGCACGATGGTAGCCACGCGCTCGAAGATTGCGACCTTTCGCCTTTCCCTGTGCAACTCGATAGAGCGATCCTCGTCCCGGATGAGATAGTTGACCGCGCAATAATCGAGCGGCCCTCACGAGAGACAAGTTCATTCCTTCGCGAAGGCCGACTCGCATCGTTTCGAGGATCGCGTCGTGATTGAACTTCGCGCCGCTCATGGAGTCACTTCACTCTCATCGTATTCAGGATTAATCTCGACAGCGTCGACAACGGTCATATTCAAATGCTGCGATGCGCCGCTCTGGCCGAGTTCGCCGGGATTCGTCGTGCCTGTGACTCGCCATTGTCGAGCAGGAAGAAAGAGCGAATCGTGAATCTCAGCATCGACGGAGATATCGAGTGCGCCTTCAAAGTAGATCGTCACATTGCGTCTGCCGTTGATTCGGCCTTGAAAGACTTGATCCGATTGTCCGCTTGGCTGAATGAATCCGCGAGCCTCGAACTCACGGCCATACGATCGGGTGACGCTTCCGTCCGTCGCGACAGCGTAGACCGGAACGCGAATTTGAACGACGATTCCGAACTGCGAGATCATGCTCGCGATGCTCATCGAAGCCTCCGATACGAATCGAGAACCAACTTCGTCGAAGAATCGAGATCGGAAACAGATCGAAGCGAGTACGAGTATCCACCGAGCGATTCGCTCTGGAGGCTCGGATCTCGCTTCCTCGAGTTCAGAAGACGAGATGCCATATCGATCGTCGCTTGCTGAAGATCGAAAGGAACTGTCGCGTATCCGCCTTCATAGTCAACGAAGAACGAACGATACTGCGTAAGCGTGGGGCCGTAAATGATTCCCCTCGCATCGTCGATCATGTAGTCAGTCAGCGAATCCGTCGGAGCCTGAAGGTAGATTGTCTTCTGCTTAAGATCCGCGCCTGCAATCTTGCGAAGGTACTTCGTCGGCAAATTCAAGACCGCGCTCGCCGAGAAGCCAGTTACGCCAGAGATCGCCGCCGCAAGGAGATTCGTCGAGGGATACGTTGCGAAAACGGTTTGGCTCGATGTCTCGACTCCTGACGAATTGATTCGATGGAGATGCACGTGATCGCTATCGACTCCGATCGTCACGGAGATATCGCTTGAGATTGTTGATTGAACGGAGACAGCGTTGTCATAGCCTACTCCGACGAATCGAACGTGCTCGACTGGATTCTGCTTCAGAGCGATTCGATCTGCGCCGTATGTATCGTGCCACTCGTAGTATCGCTGAGAGACAAAGTTCCGAGCGCAATATCGCTGAATGTATTCACTCGCTCGGTCGATCAGGCTCTCCATCAGCGCGTCGTCGGTCGTCGTCGTCACGCCGAGATACACTTTGAGGCTTGTCAAGGTCGTCAGCGAGTTCGTTGCTACTGCCATCGGCTCTCCTTGCCTTCTTCTTCGGCGTTTGAATCAATCGAGTCGAATCCACGAAGAGCGGAGCAGGCTCGACGACGTGCCTCGCGTAGCCTTTTGAGACGAGGATCTTCGCGACATCTGGAGTCACATTCACGATCGTTCCGGGCCGAAGATCGCGCCGACCGACGCCGTTCTCATGGATCGCACAGTTGCGAAGGACGATCAGAATGTCATGCATTCGGTCGGCCTCCCGTCGCTGTGGAAGTCGGAGAGATACTGCATGATCGCTCGACAGTCTTCAGCAGGCCACGTCACGACATTCTGGAGATGTCCGATTCGAACTCGCGGACAGAGGCAGATCTTCCGTCCACCATCGCGGAGACGATTCCAGAAGTGAATGTCGTCGTCGACGCGGCCATCTCCCCAGTTGCCGTTCTTGTTCGGAACGCCGAGGAAGAACGGCCTCGGGAGATCGCGAATCGCATCGAGGCGAATCAGCGTCAGGCCGAAGTGTCCTGTGTTCATTTCGAGCGCGTCTGTGTAGAGGCGATCTTCCGTCATTTCCTTGAGCAGCGTTCCGTCTCCATTCTTAATCGAGAAGAGCGGAAGATTTTTGTCTCGTCCGATCTGAAGCGGACAGAGCGCGGCGACATCTGGCCGCGTTTCCATCACTTGCCACAATCGGATGATGTCCTCAGCGTCGAAAATTGAATCGTAGTCGACCGTCAGAACGTACTTCACGCCTTCCATCGTGAGGCAAGTTTCGAGAAGACGTTCGAGGCATTGCCCCCAGAAGACTCCGGTCGCTCGCGTGACATCAAAGCCAAGCGAGGCCGCCGCATGATGGAGAACGCCTTGAGTGTCTGTCCAACAAACGCGCGGAAGCGACATGATGCAATGAATGTCGCGCATCGGAGGATTTGGAAACGGTCGCGCAAACTTGCGAGCGACGACTGAGATCTTCGTCTTCGTTTCGTTCCATGCCCATCCATTCTTCCCGCGAGACACTTCGAAGCCTGCGAGATTCAGAACGCGCGAGAGTTTCTCGCGATTCCAAAGCGACTTCGCGCCTTCACCGATGAGCATCTTCTCCGTCTCTGGCTCGCCGTCGTTGTAGGCTTTCATCACTCCGTCAAGATCAGGCACTTCGAGCCGGAGTTCGCCTCCGTCTTTGAGTTGCGATGCGATTGAGCGAAGCCATGGAATCGCGTCCTCTGTGCGAATTTGCGTCAAGCCCGAGCCGATGTCCGCGCCGTCCTTCAGTTCTTCCATGATGTCTCCTTGCCGTAAGGCTCTGGAATGATAGAGGGGAGACGGACGTGCCGCCTCCCCACCGGAAAAAGAAAGAGGCTCGATCATCCTTGAGCGTAGATATCCGTGCCGCGCTCAAGTCCTGTGGTCAGGCCATCAACCGGATTGAGAAGCGTTGCCACCAAGAAAGTTCTCCCACTTCCTGTCCCGCACTTGGCTTTGAGATATCGCTTCTTCCCTTGAAGATTGATATCCCAAATGACTTTCGCTTTCGTCGTTGAGTTCGTCGCCGTCGTTAGCGTGTAGTCGACTCCGGCAACAATGTTCGGAATCGGCGTGTACGTTGAGTTGTCGTCTGAATGCTCAACAAAGACATTTGTGTTCACAACGACATTCGTCGCGTGAGCGCAGATGATTCGGCAGAATCGAAATCCCTGCGTATCAACTGTTCCCTCGACCGTGCCGCCAGAGTTTTCCGCCATCACGACGGTTTTGATGTTTTGAACGTCTCGCATTTTTCCTCCAAAGAGAGAGGGGAGGTTGCCCTCCCCTCTCGCACTTATTCAGAAGATCAGAGGGACACGCCGGAAACTGCGCCTTGTTGGGTCAATGTTTCGATTCCATCCGAAGCATTGCTCAGATCACAAGTCACAAGCAGCGAATCGCCAGAGTGCGCTGTGTACGTGACCTTGAGATATCGCTTGCGGCCTCGAAGATCGACGTTGTAGATCATCTTGGCGACGTTCGTCGCGATAGCGGCAGTCGATGAGATCGGGCTTGGAGTTGAGCCGGAAATGGTGACGTAATTTGTCGAAGCATCTACGTCAGCCTCTGCGAGAACGTGATTCGAAACGACCGTGGTCGGAGCGACTGTAGTGGCGCACCCGAAGATCGAAATCGTTGCGTATCCGAAGCCTCGCGTGTCGAACGCAGACGTGATCTGCGTGACGGTTGTTCCACTTCCACCGCCAACGATGGTTTTTGCAATGTGTCTCATGTGTGTGTTCGTCCTTTGGATCAGAGGGTCATCTTGATCATTGCGCCAGACGCCGACGACGATCCGACGTTCGCGCAAACGATGTCAACGCGCTCGGTTCCACGAACGACGCGCTCGTCTTGCTCGAAGGCGTTGAGAGCGGAGTCGCTGAACGCGATCGAGGTCGCGCGGCGATCGCCGAGATAGCAGGCTTGCGAGAGGTCGCCGATGTAAGCGAAGACTGCGCCTGCGCCTTCGGTTGCCGAAATCACTTGCGTGTATTCGACTGGATATCCGAAGAATCGAGGCTCGCGAATTCCTGCGGTCATCTCTGCGGCAGTAACGCCGCCTGCGGACAATGCGAGACGCTCGAAAACGCCGGAGTATGCTGCTCGCGAGCAGTAAATCTTGACGTTCCCGCGTTGGTAGGCCCATTGCGGCAACTTCTTGAATCCTGCCGAGAGTTCAAGAACCGTAACGCCAGAGTATGCAGTCTGGCCGCCGTCGCTGATTTGGTAGGTCGAATCGGAGAGCGCAGTATTCAGGCCGACCACGCCGCCGTATGTCGACGTGCCGTCGCCGTTGAAGCCTGCGTCGTCTTCCTTGAAGGCGAACTGGTACGCGATTTCATTCGCGACATCGCTCGCAAGGTCGATGATCGAGTCTTCGAGAAGTTCGTTCGAGACAGTCGTGAGCGCGGTCAACTTCTTCGCGACGAGTTGCACGTTGTCGAAGCCCATCGTTGACTCGGTCGCGGCGATCGCTTCGCCGACCCAGTATGCGGTGAGGCCCGTATTCTTGCGAGGAATGCGGAGCGTGTCCGAGGTCATTCGGTAGATCTTCGCGTTGCGGCGGAATACGCCGTATTGCTCGCGAAGCGTGACGAGTTCAGCGGCCATCTCGTCAGGGACGAGGAAGCCACCTTGCGAGTTCACGCCTTCCGTGTGAGCCTTGATCGTGATGCCGAAGTTCTTGCAATTCTCGACCGACTTCTTGTGACCGAGAGTTGCGAGACACCAAGTGCCGAACTTCCAAGCCATCTCCTTCGAGGAGAACGCCTTGCGGCCTGCGCTGTACACGCGAGCGCGTTCCCAAGGCTTCTCGTCGACGTTGGCGACTGCCGAGAGGCCGCGCGGCATTGCGTCGAGACGAGAAGAGACTTCGCGACGGATCGACTTCGACATCTGTTCCTTCTCCTCATCGCTCATCATGTCGGTCGACGGAGCAGCGGCAGCGATCGTCACGTCGAGCGTGTCTGGATCGACGGCCATGCCTTCAGCATCGGTAATCATGTAGCCTTCGAGGATGAGTTTCTTCTGCATTGCCACGCCGTCCGCACCCTTGATGCGAGCGGCCTTTTCAAGCGCGTTCTTGAACTGATCGAGATTCATCGTTTTCATGTCTGTACCTTTCGAATTCAAAGAGACAACTCTTCTCTTCCGAGCGAGGCCGCGTTTCAAGCGAATTGCCGTGAGCGAAGGCCGAACGGTCAGAGCCAGAGTCGACCGCGAGCGCGAGCAATTTCGCGCTCTACGGTTTCAGAGAGCATGATCGACCGCGCCGCCTTTGTAGATGAGTGCGCGGGAATCGAAATAGAAACGACTGTCCGCTTCGGAGGCTCGATGCCAAACCATTTACGCGCCGAAGCAGGAGAGCAAATGCCCTTCTTCACGGCTGTGATGAGTGCTTCCGGATTCGCTTGCAATGGAGCGAGCGAGACTTCGAGCAACTTCCACCGCGAGTAGATCGTCTTCACATCCTCGCCGTATTTCTTCTTGTCGATGTCGGTCGCGCGGCGCACTCCTCCGGCCTCTGGAACGTATCCGATCGAGACAGCGCGAACGATGCCTTGACCGACGAGAGCAGCGGCGACCTCTGGGAAGAAATCGCCAGAGTATCCGTCAGGCCGCTTCGCGAAGACGAAGTCGCCGACGATGTCGCGCTCTCGACGCTTGAGGCCGACCGTCGTTCCGACTGGCTCGGCGTAGTCGTGATTCCAGAAGAGCGTTGGATTCTGCTCGAACTCCTTCGAATTCATTCCGGCAGGGATCAAGACTTCGCCATCGCGATCAAGCGTCTCTGCCGTGATGATCGCGGTAAATCCCTTCGCCGTCGAAGTGAGTTCCGCGCCGAGTGCCTTCCGCTTGAGATCGTTCATCGCATGATCCTTTCGACTTGCGCGTCAATCGCTGCAATTTCTTCTGCATTCTCCGCGATGATCTGCCGAAGATTCTCTGCTTCCGCTTCGGCGAGTTCGCGCTCTGCTTGTTGCATTTCTGCTTCGAACTCGTCATCGAGCCGAGGCTGAAGAGCGCATCGGCAATTTGGATGCAGCGGAGGCCCGTCGATCGCTTCGTAATCCGCGACCATGATTCCTCCGTCCTTGCCGATGATCTCCGAGCCTTCACCGTAGAAAGAGTCTTCGAGGCCGACAGCGTTCTTCGAGAACGCATCGCTCGCGGCCTCACAGAACTCGCACGGATCAGGCGCGAGGAGCCACGTCTTTCCGCTGACTACGCCGGATGCCTTCCATGCTTCGACCTCAGCGCGTCGGCTCGCGCGTTGCGCTTCGGTGCGAGCGATCGTCAGAGCGCGGCGAGTTGTCGCGCGTTCCGCGTCTCCGTCCTTGATGGCCCAAGTCTTCACGCGCTCCGCGATCTCTGGAATCGTCTCGCCGTTCGCGACTCCGTCTCCGATGACTTTCGAGAACTTGACTGCCGTCCAACGATTCGTTGAGTCTGCCGCGCGATTCGCGAGACGGATCGACTCGGTTCGAGCGTATGCCTTGAGATCCTCGCCGTGCTTGTCAAAGTTCACAGGGAGAGCCTTCATTTTCTCAAGCGTCGTCTTCCCGAGGATGATCCCTGCGGCGAGCGAGTCTTCGAGATACGGCCGAAGCGCGTCGACGATGTCCTTGCGCCACTTCTTCGATTCAAGAAGAGACTGAACTTCTGCGGCGAGTTCTTGAGTCGGAGCGTCCTGCTTCGCAATGCGTTCGAGAACGGCCTTGACCTGTCGATCGAAGATGCGACCGACGCTCTTCCCGAGTTCATCCTCGCGCTTCGTGATCTTGTCGAACTCCTTGAGCGCGTCCTTGCCGAGATCCTTCGTGAGAACGTGCGGAGGCTCAATTTCGTCGGACTCGATCATCTTCGTCCAGAGATCAGAGAGCAGAGATTTCTTTGGCTTCATCGCCGGAGCAGCGTTTGCCTTCGGATCGCTCGAATTCGCATAGATGAGATTCACCGCATCGGAGATCGGTAGTTTCGATTCCTTGCCCGAGTCATCCTTCAGCGTGACCGTCGTTCCGGTCGCCGATGGCTTCCATGCTGTCATCTGGTAGCCCATCGCGCGGAACGCATTCTCCGCGACGTCGATCGTGATCCGCGAAGGCTTCGCAGGGAGTTCCACCGAGTGCGACTGTGGCTTTGCCATGCCTTCTGCCGGAGGAGATCCCTTCGCAGGCTTCGACGAGCGAGGCTTCTTCGGAGCCTTTGGCTTGTCGCTCGAAGGCTTTGATTCTTTCGGAGCGGAAGACGATTCGCTCGATCCGCCGCCGCCGCCGCCGCCGCCAGATGAGCAAGTGTTGCCTTCCTCGAATCCTTCAGAGCCGACACCGCAGTTCTTCCCGTCGATGCAGTCGATCTCTTCCGCAATGGCTTCAAGTGCCTTCGTCCAAGCGTCGTCGATCGAGAGGCCTTCAAACGGATCGCACGATCCGCATCCGCAGGCGCATTTCTTCTTCCGCTCCGAGTTGCGCTCGCGCTCTCGATCGAACTCCTCGATCTTGCGCTTTGCCCAAGCGAAGCCGTCGTCGCCGCCCCAGCCGTACCACGCCTGCCATCCGCGACCCTGCTCATCCCAAGTGGAGCCTTGCTTGTCTACTTCATGACGCTCGAAGTACGAAGCCATGCGGCGGATCGTGTCTTCCGAGAGTCGCACTCGATTCATTAAGTCGCGAGCGCGAGCGATTCCGACTGCCGTCATTCCGCGCTCGCTCTCTGGCTTCCGTGCGCGAACTTCGAGAGCGCGGCGAGCATTGTCGGCCACCGACTGCGGAGGCCGAGTGTCAATGTCGCCGATTGCCTTCGTCTCGATCTCGTCGAGCGTCTTCCCTTCGGCGCACATCGAATAGGCGATCGCGACTGCCTGATCTTGCGGATAGCCTTCCGCGATCAGTTTCGGAATCTTCTCCGAGACGCAATCTGAGAGCGCGTCCTTCTGCTCTGGCTGTGTCGGAAGCATCGGAGGCTCCTCGATCTCGTTTGAGGCGTCCAGAGGCCCCGTAAGGCCGTCCGGCGCACTCGAAGCCATTCCGAGAGGCGCGGCAGGCGCAGGGCCGCCGAGAGGCTGTCCGTTGACGAGAAGCGCATCGGCCATCGGATCTTCGACTGGCTCAAGGCCTTCGCGCATTCGCGCTTCGTTCGCCGTCATGATTCCGCCTGCGACCATCGAGCGGAGTTTCTCGAAGGCGAATCGCTCATCCTCGGAAACAGGATTGTCATAGGCGAGGAACGCATCCTCTTCGATATTGAAGAGCGGAAGAAGATTCTGGTTCAGCGTCTCCTCATCCATGCGGAGCAGCGGAAGAATCGTCGTCTGCTTCCATGATGCGAATCCAACCGTCGCGCTCGCGAGATTCGGATCGTTTGCCTTGAGCATCGAGACGGGAACGCCGAAGACTGCCGCGATCTCTTCGACGATCTGATCGCGGCCTGCGAGATCCTTCGTAGGGAAAGAGAGGGGCTTGAGGTCGATGTCTGCCGTCGTCGTGAGGAAGCGTCCCGTGCGCTTCGATCCGCGCAACTTCTCGTCGATCGAGACTTCGAGCCGTTCGAGTTCGTCGTCGTGTGCAGGCGACTTCACGACGAGGAGATAATCAGGCCTCGCTTTGTTCGCGAAGAACGCGACATCCATCTCGTGAATGGCTTCATTCGCCATGATCGCGCCCCAAGCGGCCTCGACCTTGCCGATCCCGTAGTACATATCCGCCGGATTCGGTCGCTTGAAATGGATCACTTCATCCGGCGCATATGTGTTCTCTCGCTTCTGCTCTTCGGTCGCGCCGTAGCGATATGCCTTGATGAAGTCTTCGCCTTGCTGACCGGGGACGACTTCGACGAATTGCGAAGGCATCGTCCAGAGTTGCACCGGAACTCCGAGACGCTGATCGATGACTGGATGGATGTAGGAGTTGCCCGTCAACTCTCCGTACAGAACGCGGAGGACGGTCGCGTCGAATCCGTTCTGATACGGATTGACCTTCGAGAGCAACTGAAGGATCGGATGCGCGTCGTCGACGACCTCGAAATCGTCGCCGTACTCTGCGGACTTCGTGAGCGCGTATCGACTCGGTCGCTGTTCGAGATCTCCGAAGAGATACGCCTTCGTGCGACGAGAAGCCTTGCGAGTGTTCCAGAGTTTCGTCGACTGACTCTTATTCCGAACGTACAAGCGAAGAGGCTGACTCGCGACGGCGACGGCGTTCAGATTCGCCGCAGCATAGATCCATGATCGGTACGCATTCACGGCCGCGCGATATTCAAACGGCGATCGCTTCGATGGCTCGCCGCGAAGGATCGTCATCGAAGAATTGAAGTACTTCTCCGGAGTAAACGCCGCTTTGATTCGTGCGAGTAGATTCATCAGATGACTTTCACCATGAGAGGCCGACGCGCTCGACGCGCAAGAACGGCAAGCGCGAGAGCGCAGACTCCGTCGTCGTGACCGACTGTCGCCTCATAGGAGACGTTTCTCCCTGAGTATCGGAAGCCAAACGATTCGAGTTCACTCCGAAGCCAACCATCGGGAAAGCGAATATCCGCAGTCGAGATCGCGATCTGTAAGCCTTCCATCAGTTGCTGTTTGCTCTGGCTTGTGAACTTGAAGCCTTCGGTTCTGCGGCAGACCTTGCGAAGATCTTCGACGATCGGATCTCCGACTCCTGTCGAGTCGATCTGCGCAGGCGCGTTGCCGATCATCTTCGCGAGTCGTTCGCGCGTGACGTTCCAAGGAGCCTGCCATCGTTCGAGTCGACAGACGCTGCCCTCGGCATCGAGGCCGACTGCAACTGTCCAGTCTTGGCTCTTCGCGAGGTCGACTCCCCAAGCCTCTGGAGTTGCCGTCGACATCGGCGCAATGCAAGCGCGGATCGCATCAAGGCCAAATGGATTGCCTCCGTCCTCTGCGGGAATCCCTTCGAGTTCTTGATCGGCAATCGACTTCGGAAGACTTGCTCGCATGGCTTCGACTTCCGCAGGATCGAGAAACGGATTCGACATCGAGCCAATTCGAAACGCGGCCCATGTGCCTGTAGTGTCGCCTTCTGCTTCAAGGAAGAGACGATGAAAGTCGCCTGTACCCTTCGGCGTTCCGGCGAATATCGCGCTTCCCTTTCGATCGGCGAGAGTCGGTCGAATCGCCGCTCGCCAGATGTCGAGAAGGCCGACAACAAATCCTGCCTCGTCAATCGCTACCTGATCGTAGAAACGTCCACGACCCGCGTCTGAGTCTTCAAGCGTCCAGAAGTCGATTGTCCCTCCGGTTGAGAGTTCGATGCGCTTCTCGACTCGATCGTGTTTCGTAATGAGCGGACGCAGGGCGCGTTCAAGATCGCGAACCGGCTCGGCAAGGTACTTGTACGAAGGCGCGAACCACGCCGTACGCCTGCCTCGAATCGCGTCGTTGAGAATGACGAACTCTTCGAACTTTGTCTTTCCCCAACGTCGACCAATTTCGAGCACGTTGAATCGCCTTAAACGACGGAAGACATCTAGTTGCGATGGATGCAGAACTGATTGAGGAGTTGGTACGCGAATCTTCACGCGCTATCCGCGAGCCGAGGCTTTGGAGCCTCGAATGGCTCAATCGTCACGACCTCTTCGCGCCTCGTCTCGTCGATCTTCTCGCGCTGCCCGAGATGCTGCTTTCCAAGCCAGATCAGCATCGCGACGTTGCCTTCCTTTGCCTTCTCGTATTGCCAAC